CCAGGTTAGTGGGTTAGTTTACGCAAATGAAGCACTTCAGTGTAGTAAAGTACGGTTGCAGGTGATCGGGCCGGTGGCCGGTGTTTGCAAGCGCTGTTGTATTCTTCAGGTTGTTCATGGTTTGTTCATAATTATTTGCTATAATATAAGTGGGGAAACCCAGACCGATAAAACCCATAGAGAAAGGACGAGCACCATGATTGATATGAACATTATCATCGATCTGATTGAAAAGGCATCTAAGGCCGGTACAGCATGTAGAAATTCCAACGGTTTACATTATGACGCGGTAGACCACGGTGACAGCACTTATATTTGTGTATATGAGGTGGGCGAACAGGAGCCGTTTTACACCAATTACTTTAAGCACTCTTAATGATAGGGAAACCCAGATCGAAACAAACCGAAAAGCTGTGCTATCTGGCTATACGGGCATTGGAGGATATGACAATGAAAACAGTAAGAGTTAGCCTGGGTATTATGAATAGTCTGTGTGATAATAGACGCGCATACGGCAAGAAATACGTGTATAGCGTGCGCGGCAAGGTATCCTCGGGTTGCTTCATAGTGGAACGCTATCCCAGATATTACTATCACTATGGAGTGGGCGAAGGGCGGCGGCTCTGCACCTTGGATTACGCACGGCGAAACGGTATGATTGAAGTTTTACAAGTAAAGGAGAAATAACCATGATTCTCTACATCCGCAAGACAAGCAATTTTGAGCAAGTGGAAAACTTCCTGCTCTCGCACCCCGACAAAGAATACAAAACGGCCCGGTTTGTTTACTATCTGAAAATAGTAGGTGACTGTGCGGGCATCTTCCGAAGGGCAACGGAGATCTGCACCCGGAAGAGCCGGAAGATCGGTGATGAAGAAATCGTTGCATATTACCATGAAGGGGAGTTTTAATATGAGGACTTTACATTTGTACGAATTTGAGTGGATGGACAAGAGCAAGGTGATACCGGAGAACGTCCTTGCAATGGATAGCAACGCGGTGGGCATCCGAAAGCTTGCTTGTTCCCACCGTGCCACAAGTAACGCGGATATCACGCATCTGTATAACTACCTGTATAGAAACGGCAACTGCCCGTATATGACGGAACTGCCCAACGGTGATATTAGAATCCAGTACTTCAAGAAAGGGTGATAACATGGCAAGGAAAGAGAAGAACAAGCCCACGCTTGTGAAGCCCGATAAACTGCCAGCTGGCGCAACAGCCAGAAGCGAACAGAAGCCGCCAGCGGGGAAGAAACCATCCCGCAAAAAGGCGGCGCGGGCCAAAAAGGCGGCAAAGCTGAAGGAGAAGAAAGAAACCAAACAGCGGAAACAGGGCGGCAAAGGTCGCCCTTTTCGTGCAAAGCCTTGGGAAGATTACGCGGGCGGGAGCAAGCCCACAAAAGCCTACACCACCGAAGAGCTGAGGGAGATTACCAGACGTGCGGCAAAGGCGGCGAATAGCCGCCTGCGGGCCTTGGAAAAGGCCGGTTTAACAAAGTGGTCATACAATATGGCCGCGCGTCTGACAGGCAAGGAAAAGCCCAGATTTGCGGAGAGTAAGGCGGCAATCGGGAAGCTGAACCGCCAGCAGTTGGAAAGTTTGTTTTACAATCTGAGGGAGTACATGACCGCCCAAACGTCCACAGTTCAGGGTATGAGGGCACAGGAAGCAAAGTACCTGAAGTCCGCGCAAGATATGGGTTTCACTGGCACATCGGCCGATCTGAGCACCCTGTTTGAGAAGTACATGACAAAAGAGCTGGAAAACCTTTTGGGGTCTGATATCATCCGAAGTGAAATCATGTCGGGCCGTGCTTCTCAGGGGTCGCTTGACTATTTGCGGGAGCAGACAGAAAAGCGGGCAGAGCTGGGGCGCATGGTAGAAGAGGACAAGAGACAGGGCGCGTTACTACTGGAGAGTTTACGAAAGTACGGGGTTTAACATGCGCTTTAGTCAGGGTATCGAGATAGCAGAGAGCAGAGCGGAGTTTCTGCCAATGCTGAAGCGTCCGAAAGTCGCTCGCAAGATCGACAAAAGGGCCAAACGTGGTGAACGGCGCAAGGGTGATATCAAATACTATGATGTAACCTGTACGTTTGATATCGAGACCACCAACAGCGACAGTGACGGCTTTGCCTACTCGTTCCAGATGTGCATCGGCGGCGCGGTCGTGGTTCCGCGATACTTTGAGGACTGGGTAGACATTCTGGAAACTCTGGTCGATAAGTGGGGAATCACGACAAAGAAGCGGCTTGTGGTGTATGTCCATAATCTGGGATATGAATACACCTACTTGATTCAAATGCTTTGCAACCGCTGGGGCGATTGCAAAGCCCTGTACACCAAAAGCCGGAAACCCCTGTATCTTCAGTTTGATAACGGTATTGAATTTCGTGACAGTCTGAAGCTCTTTCAAAAGAGTTTGGCCAGGGCAACGGAAGGTTGCAAGCACGAAAAATTAAAAGGCGATCTCGATTATACCGTTTACCGTACTCCCGACACGCCACTGTCAGATACCGAATTTGCATACTGTGTCAATGATGTTCTGGGCCTGTGGGAAGCCATAGAACGCCTGAAATCTGAGCACAGTTACAACGCGGCATCGATTCCCATGACAAATACAGCTATGGTCGTGCAAGAGGTGAACAGCAAAATCTCCCATGATATGAAGTGCCGTAACGCAATGGCCCGCTTACACCTGAGCAAAAATCAAACGCGGCTTGCATACCTTGCAATGGCTGGCGGTGATACCCATGGGACGCGTTGGCGGGCCGGTTACACCTATAGCAATTGCAACTCTTATGATTTCAAGAGCGCGCATCCGTCTCAACAATTGCTCTGGAAATTCCCTTCAGGCAAACCGTTCAATCTCCCGGACGAAACCCCGAGAGAGGATATGGAACGCCTGATGCGGGCCGGTTTTGGTTGGGTCGCAAAAATCCTTCTGGTCGACTTCAGTATTCGGCCCGACTGCCCAGACCCCTGTATCTCGGTCAGCAAATGCGCGGCCATTGATGGAGAAATCGGGGTTGATAATGGGCGGCTGTTGGGCGCTCATGGCGCGTTCATTTACTGCGATTCAAACGACTGGCAACGCATCCGGGAAGGATACAAATATAAAAATATGGTAGCAATGGAGAGTTTCGCGTTCCAGCTGGACTATTTGCCTGACAGTTTCCGCGAAACGATCTTTGAAAAGTTCAAAATCAAAGAAACCATGAAGGGTTCCCCGGAATATGCCTTTTCCAAAATCTGCGTGAATACGATCTATGGGGCCACGGCCCAGAAGCAAGTAAGGGATGAATACGACGCAAAAATAGATGATGCAATCGAATTTACTTGCACCCACTGGGAAAAAACGCTCGAAGAGATGGACGAAAAACAGGTTGATAAGAAACAGGATGAAAAGTTCCCGTTTCTCTGGGGTCTGTGGACAGCCAGCATGACGCGGCTCAAGCTCTGGCAACTGCTGAAAATTGTAGGTTGGGAGAAGGTGATTTACTGGGATACAGATTCCTGTAAATTTGAGGGTGCCAAGGTTCCAGCGGTCGAACAGTATAATAAAGAGGTCGCCGCCCAGTGTGAAAAGCGCGGGGTGGTGGTCACGAAACCCAACGGCAAGAAAGTCTATATTGGTATCGCTGAGGACGAACACCCGCAAGCCGAATTTGGTTACACCGAATTCAGATTCTTACACGCGAAATGTTACGCGGCCCGGACTTGCGCTGGTGTGCTAGAAAGTACAATTGCCGGAGTAGGCAAGAAAGAAGGGCAGGAGGCTCTTAAAGATGATATTGAAAATCTAAATGATTTCCTTATCATTGATGATGCTGGTGGTCAGATGCTTTCTTACCACGACAGCCCCATAAAAGAGCGTCACGATTTCCAGCGCGTCACCCACTCGGCCAGTTGGATAGTGATGACCCCGCGCCGGTATGAGGTGGGCGGCATCAACAACTTTGATGAGGAACGATTGGGATGATGTCCCACAGGGAACAATAAAGCCGCCCACGGCCTAGAGGTCGTGGGCGGCTTGTGTTTTACGGTTTGCTTGGGGTAATCGGTTGGCACGAAAGGAGGTTCAAAGATGTACTCCAACTGAAATCGGACGGTTGATCGTTATCGGGGTTGTAATTGGTCAGCATGATAGTTGAAGGAAAGAAGTATTGCTCGGACGCAGAGCCGTTGTGTGTATCGAAGGGGATTTTCAGTCTGTCTTTGTTTTTAGGTTCAATTACCGCGTCTCCGCTGAGATGATACCAAATTTTATGTACTGTTCCATCAAACTGCGGAAAGTATACAATCAGGTAGGGAGTGTTTTCGACAGAAAAATTGATATCTTCCAGATTTGTGGGGTCAAGTTCACCGGGATATTCGATGTATACAGAATTTTGTATGTCATAAACGCGGAACGGGGGAAGATTAAGATAAGCCGTCTTATCCTGTTTATCCGTTTCCAGCGTGGCAATCCGTTCCGCGTGCTCGCCCACAATGTCGTCCTGACGTTTCTGGTCGGCATTAAACTCGGTCTTGGTGACGTAGCCCCCCAGACTTTCGGTCAGATGCTGGATAGAATCGGTATTGCCGGAAATCGCCGTATCCTGCTGAGTGTTCTTGACCTTGATATCCGCGATATCCTGTTTGTTGGTGGTGTTGTCACCTTCCAGAGTAGAAATGCGGGTTTCATGGTCTGCCAGTTCCTCGGCATGGTCAGCCAGCTCTGCGGCGTTCTGGGCAATAAGCTGGCCGTTTGCCAGCTCTGCGGCCTTGGCGCGGTCGATCTCGGCGGTAAGGGCCGTGTTGGTGGTGTCGGTCTTGGTATCCAGACCATCCAGACGGCCCTCGGCGTTGGTGGCGCGATTTTCCAGCGCGTCCAGCCGTCCGTCCTGCTGAACGTCCTTCTCCTGAATGTGCGCGATAGCATCCCTGTTGGCCTCAATCTTTGCCTCATCCTCGGTAAGGTCAGACCGGAGACCATCGGTGACACTGGTAAGGCGCTCAATAGCCTGATGATTTGCCGTGATTTCCTCATGCTGGGCGGTCAGTCGGCCTTCATGGTCTGCCAGCTGTTCAGCATGGTCTGCCAGCTCGTGGGAGTTTGCCGCGATGTTCGCCGCGTTGTCCTGAATATTTTTCACGTTCTTGGCAATGCCGGCGGTGTTCTGGGCAATGCTGGCATCATGGCTCTTGAGCTTGGTGTCAATGCCCGTCAGCCTGGAATCCTGCTCGGTGTCCTTTGCCTGAAGGGCGGCAATGTCGTTGTCATTGCTGGTGATCTGCCGCTGAAGGTCTTCGTCCTTGGCGTGAAGGTTTGCCAGCTCGGTGGTGTGCTGGGCGGTGGTGGCCTGCAACCCGTCAATCTCGGTCTCGGCAGTCGACATACGCTCTGCCAGAGCGTCAACACGGGCCTTATCCTCGGCAACCGTGTTTTTCATGGCGGCGTTGTCCTTGTCGTACTGGTCGATCTTCTTCCGGAACTCGGCATTATCGGATGCAAAGCCGGTGACTTGGCTCGACAGGTCTTTTACCTCGTTCTTATACTGCTCCACCTGCGCATTATACGCGCCGGTCTTTGCCCAGTACCTGGTGTTGGTAATGTCAATGCCGGGGCCCACGTTGCACTTGCTGGTGTAACTCTCCCCGTCGTGGGTAACAATGGTAAGGCTCTCGTAAGAGCGGTGATTGTCCCACTCGATGGGGTCAGCGAAAATCGGAACATACCGACTGCCCACATACTGAGAAGGGGGACAAGGGCCACAGGGAACCGGGGGGTGATGAGGGCCACAGGGCCCACAGCCTGGGTCAGCGGGTGCGAAGGGTGCGGGCTTGATGGGATAGCCGCAATCAGGTTTACAACTCATAGTGAAAAACTCCTTTCAGTATTTGATAATGAGATGACCATACTCGGGCTCTGTGATATCCGTGCCCGTGTCGAAGGTCAGCCAATTCCAGTTTGCGGGGATGTAGGCGGCAAAGTGTCCGTCAGGGGTCAGGCCAAACCACACAAAGCGTACCATCTCGCACACCATGGCGGGGAGGTTTTTGTCCGCCCATTCCAGAAACTTTTCGTTCTCGAAGTCGCCGCTGTTCAGGCGCTCGTTGATACACTTCTGGGCGGTGTTCAGATCGGCAAGAGCCGCGTTCAGCGCGGCCACGTTCCCGCCCTGTGCTTCCTGCCCTTTTGCCAGACCTTCGCACAGGCGGGTCAAGCTCTGAATTTGAGCAACCATCCAACGGAGATCGTACATCCCCGGGTCTCCGGGAACCATAGGGCCGGGCTGGTAGGGGTAGCAATCCATACTCAATGCACCTTCCTTTCAATCTGCTTCCGGTACGCGTCGGCCTGAATCGCGGACTGGGTGAAGCTGTTATTCTCCCACCATGCCCACAGGGCGGCGGCGGTCGTCAGGCCAGCAGTGACCCACTGTTCAACGCTTGCGCTGTCAATGGGAAGTGGGCTTTTCCCGCTTGCGCTCAACAGCTGATTGGCAAGGGCCAGCGCAAGAACAACGGTTCTTGCAATGGTCGACGGTTCAATCTTGCATTTCATACAAAGTTCCCCTTTCTTTTGTTAAATTCTTCCAAATCGTCGATGCGATGATTTGCAACCTCGATCTTTTCTTCCAACACGGGCACGCGGCGGGCAAAATTGTTGTGCTCTCGTACCTCGCGCGTCAGCTCGTCTAACCGGGTCTCGGTGACGGCCTGTGCGCGGCTGTTTGCAATCAGAACGCCGATAAGCGTAACGCCGCCGCTCATAAGAGCGACAATAATTTCTGATACCATGATATCACTCCTTTTAGTAAACGTCAAGACAGAACGTTCTATGAAAACTATCCGCAATGAAATCATACACGTTGAACAGCACGCTCTCCCGCTCTTCCTCTATCAAGGCTTGCGTGGTGGTCACGCCGATATTACCGCCCCTGCTCTCTTCATGGATAACGGAAACGGTCTCTTTTTCCTTTCCTGTCTCCATTCCGTGGGTGGTGTCGGAGTGCGTGCCCGCCTTGGCATCATGGGCGGTTTCCCGTTCACCGGTCTTTCCCTCGGTATGCCCACGTGCGGCGGTGCTCCCCTTGTCCCCGTATTCGCCGGACTGTCTGCCGATCTCGTCAGAATGCCCGGTCGTCAGCTGGGTCTCCTGCCCTGCGGTCTCGGTGTCACTGGTCTCGTGGGTTTTGCCGTCGTCAGTCTCGGTGGACGTGCCTGAGGTATGGCTCCCGGTGGTTTCGTTTTCCGTCCAATCAATGGCCTTTTGATCTTTTGCCGTGCCCTTTTCATCATAATCCGTGTGCTGGGTATCGTAGGGCTGGTAGGATGCTTCATTTTCAGAAGAGATTTTCCCCTCTACATCGGTAGTAGCCGTTTTCGTGGTGGTCAGATCGTCCGTCTGGGTCTCGGTATGGGTGGTCAGCCGGGTTCCGGCAGTATCCGAAGTGGTTTTCCCGTCTTTCTGCATATGACTGGTTCCGTCCGTGTCGGAGTGGCTGGTTCCGTGGGTTTGGCTCTCAGCCGTGCCGGACGTGTCCCCGTGCCGGGCATCGGTTCCGGTGTTCCAGCCATCTCCTGTGGTGTCCTCATGGTACAACGTGCCGTCAGTGTTCCAGCCGTCTTTACTTCCTGCGTGCTGGGCCTTTTCGGTAATGTCGCCTCGGTTCTTCTGGACGTGCTGGGCGGCGGTGTCCTTGTCCCGGGTAGTGGTATCCTTGGTAATGATGTGCGCATCGGTGTTCCAGATCGGATTATATTCCAGCTGAGTGGTTCTCAGCAGTTTCTCCCAGATCGGAAGGTTTTCGGTGCTCCAGAAAAACAGCTCGGATTTCATCCAGACCGGGTCAGGGTGGTACAGAGGTGCAAGGCCGTGCTTGCGCCTGATCGCCTGTACTACCATCGTTTTTTCCATCCCCATGGGTACAACCATGTTTGCGAATAGATCGCGGTCGAAGAGCAACAGGGATTCAAGATTTGCGCTCGTCAGCTGATTCACCAGCATTGCCCTGCACCTCGCTTTCCTCAGTGAAATTGATATCCGGTTCCACCATTTCAAATGTAATGTTTGTCTTATACATCCTGTTGACCACTTCCAGCGACTTCTCCAGCGTGATCTTCCAGACCTCGCGGCGATTGAAGGTCTCCGCGTCTGCGGCCTTGCTCTCCGTTACCACCATCCGCTCTTTCTTGTTGGGCTGGACAGAAACGCCCAACTCCCGGTAGAAATCACACAAAATGTTTCTGCGGTACTCCATCAAATCGGGGAGAATAAAGTTTTTGGACAGATCGCGGTCAATCTGCATAATGGGAAGGGAGTATTCCCCGTCTTTCTGCCCGGCATCTGGGCGGCGAAGATCGGGGTTCACGATGATACCGGTTTCACCGTTCGCCAGCTTTTGGAAGAGTGCTTCCAGACTGCGCTTCTGTTTGTCGTCCTTTGCAAACGCGCCGTAAGCAAAACGAGCGTTCAGGGCGCTTTGCCGGATTGCAACCTCGGCGTTTTGCATCTCTACGGCATACTTTTCAATGATATCCCAAACCCCGCGATAGTCGGGGGTCAGCTTGATAACGCCGCATTCTGTGCCGATCTCAAGCGGACGCGGGAAATTAAAGAACGGGGTAGAAATCTGCATTCCGCGCGGCTGGAATTGCAGACCGTAGCCAGTGGGGAATCCAGGCTGTGTAACAATGCCGTACTTCCGACTTTTGAAAACAACACAGTATCCCATGCGGAACAGCTGGTAAAGGAACGCATCGTAATCCCATTCGATCTGACCGGTTGCCGCCTTGGGAAGTCCGTCAAACTTGACCATACCGCGCAACCGCTGGAAAAACGATCTCTCCCAGTATCCCAGAGCGTCGCTTGAAAAACTCGCGCCTTGGAAACAGGGGAACGGCATACCACCGTCATAATGTCCATCATAACACTGGTACATATTCTTTCACCTCTCATTCAATGAAAACACCGCTGTCCATGGCGGCGTTGATGTACGAAATTTCGTCCGGTTGGGCGTTCAGCGGAGCACAAGAGAAACCACGGGTCTTACAGTATCCCTGTACAGGTTTCGCAACCTTCATTACTGGGTATCCGTATACCTTTTGGAAACCTGCGTCGTCCACCGGGGGATAATACAGAAGCGTCAGCTTTGCTTCCAATGGGAGCTGTACCTGAGACGCGCCGCCCATTGTTCCCGCTGTGCAGTTAATGGGGGAAACGGTTTGCTGTACGCCCTGCGCAACCTGTGCCGCGCCCTGCGCGGCCTGAGATACGCCGCCAGCAAACCCAGAGACTGTGGACAGCAGACCACCGCCGAAGTTCATAGCGCCTGTGATCGTATTGACTGCACCGGTCAGCGCACGCACCGGGTCAATGTTGCTTGTGCCTATTCCGTAAGAGCTTGCAATGCTGGTGCTTCCTGCGTATATGGTATAATCCCCTGCGCGGACAAGGGTGGTTACACTGCCGTCCACGAAACACACAGACCAGTCAATGTCAATGTTCGCGGCGGTGTTACACTGGTCAACGGGAACTGCCAGCGTGCCCACGAAAGGAACATAAAGCTGTATTTGACAGTTCATGCGCTTCCAGTCGTCTGCGGGCCACGGGATAGCAATAGTCGTATGAACACTCCGGGAACTGGACGGTGTAACTTGCTGTGCAAAAACGGTGGTGTTGAATTGCCCCAATGTGATTTCCGTTTGCCGCCCTGCACCGTATCGGGAGAGATTGATAGGAATCCAGATACAAGATCGGACACATTCCAGAGCGTTCCCGCCGAATAACAGCTTGTTCATAAACTCCGGCAATGCCAGCTCCCATTTAACCATTGGTTTGGTGAGGGTTTCCCACGTCAGGGAGACAACGGTGAGCAGACTGCCCAGTGTGGCCGCGCTCATTGCATAAGCGTGCAAACCAGATTTGCCCACACAGGACAGAACGTAAGTACCACCGGACGCGTCGATATTTCCGTCCGTGATATCTGCGGACGCGGTGGAAATTTTGGGAGCCATTCCCACAGCCTGCCGCGTGTCCTGAAGCCTGAAGGTTGCGCCGCTGGAGTCCTGATTGAAACCGTATTCGATAAAGGCATCCGTTTTGAGAATGGTATCCCGGTAGGTTGCCAGCGGGTCAAGCTCCAACGAAAATTCCCAAATGTTCGCCGTTCCCCTGCGGATGCTGATATCTCTGATCCAGTAAAACGACGCGGTTTCCTCGCAATGACAGTAGTTCCACTGGGGGCTGATGTTGATGCTGTTCAGCGTTACATAAATGCTGGGGTGCTCCATGCTGGTGGTCTGCTTGAAATCAACGCGCTCCACATCGGGGAGCTGGGTATAATCAAATGCTTTGGTAGAGTTTACGCGCTTCTCAACGTTTCCAAAATGAAAATGGTATCCATGTTCAACGCTGGGTTCTGGGACTGCGCCGTTAAAATTGCCTCGTGCCATTATTCTACCATCCTTCCTTGTAAAGTAAAGGCCCGGCCTTTTACGGTCGGGCCTTTGCGGCTGTTACGGTTCGTCGTTCATAAAGAAGAGGATCGCGTTTTCGGTCGGGTCCTGCATGTAGTTCATCTTCCAGTGATACTCAGTGTTGTAATACTCGCCCTTGGTGTTGAAGGGGGTCGTGTAAACACTGTCCTGCATGTAGACGGTAGCAAGGGCGCGGCGGTCGTACAGCAGACCAACAACATAGTCAAGCTTGACTTCCGTGCCGGTCTCCTGCTTGGCGGTGTCAACGTTGAACTGAGCGGGAATCACATCAATCGCCGCCTTGTCGTTGATGTTCTGCCAGAAGTTCACGCCCTCATAACTGCCAAACGACAGATAGCCGGGGCCGAAGATCGCAGGGTACACCCACGATTTCGCGTCGTTGATAAGGGGCTGATACAGGAGCAGTTTTTGCTCACTCTTGGGAGTGTGCCGGAGCAGTACCAGCGGGTCGCCGTTGTCGTCTGTGCACGCGGGGGTCAGGTGATACAGATCGGTGCTCTCTTCCAGCAGAGCGGTCTGGGTCTGAAGGAACGACACAAAGAAGGAAAGAAACTCCTGCAAGTGGATGGTCAGTAGATCGTGGGTGGTGTAGGCCGTGCCGCGTGCCGCGTTAAACTCCTTGGTGAGATTGACTTTCTGCCCGGCCTTGCCCGTGTTGTACAGGGAGCCGATAAAGTTCATTACGACGGCGCGATTTTCTGCGGTTTTCCAACGCGCAATATCGTTTGCGACTTCTGTGGTGATACCAGCAAGGAATGCGGAAAACTCGCTCTCGCTGGTAAACGCGGTGGTCAGCTGGGTTTTGAAGGTCGTGTAAGTCTGGTCAAGCGTGCACTGACCAGTATACCACATTTCCAGCGGGTAGCGCTTGGAAATCTTGTACATATCCACACTCTGCCCATCTCTCAGGGTATTGGGGTTCTGGGCGGTGTTGATGAACTTGGTTTCGTCAAACTTGCCACTGAAGAACGCGATTTTGCGGATGAACAGGCCCCACTCCTGAGAGGAAACCTCGACGCTGGTAAAGCGGCCACTATACGCGCGGGTCGTGATGATCGTTCGTGCAACCATGTTCGCAAGGGCCTGAAGCGTTCCTTCCTTGCTCTGGTTCAAACACATCTGCCCAACATTGATAAAAGAGGAAGTATCAACTGCACTGATCGCCGGGGTCTGCCCGGTGACTTCCTTTACCAGCTGGTTTGCAATGGTATAAATGTCGGTAGGCCTGAACACTCCCATACCGGCCTTGGCGGGCATATTCGGATTTGCCATTTGTGTCACTCTCCTTTACTGTTTGGTGGGCGCGCCCTCTGCAGGTTTGGGGAGGACTGCGGCCCTGATAATATCGTCCACGCTGGTCACGGTGGGCGGATTGCCTACCGTGCCAGCGTTGGGAACTGACAGAGCGTCGATCTTTGCCGTCAGCGCCGCCAGCTGTGCGGCGTAGTCGGGAACAGCCGGGGCGTGCGGCGTGGTGATCGGTGCGGGTGCGGGGACAGGCGCGGGAGACGGCGCGGTCGGCGTTGCCGGGGGTGCGTTCTGGTCTGTGCCCAGATTCATAAAGGCGGCAATGTCGTTTTTGCTGAATCCTGCGTTGGCAAGGGCGATAACGTCTGTAATACTGAGTGCCATATCAATAACTTCCTTTCCATCTTGATTTGTTTGGTCTCACGTCCACATGGGTAAACGTGTGATATACGCCGATACCGCCAGAAGCGCCCAGATAGCACTCTGCTATCTCTGCGATTCTGGACGGCGTCACGCCCTCAATCCAGATATCAGCCGCCATGCCGTTACAGTGCTGAGATCGGGGAGAAGCGTTTTTGAGAGTAGCATTGTATTCCTTGCTTCTGTATCCGCTGTTAATGTGCACCGGTTTACCGGTAAAATTTCGGATGTTTTCAAGCAAGGTCAAAAGCCGCTCGTCAACATTTACAATGTCGCTGGGGTCGTGCCGGGAGTGAAACTCCCGGACGCGGAAATGGGGGGACAGCCGTTTCTCTGCGGCATACTTGTATGAAAAAGTAAGCATTGCCTACTCCTTTCTGATAAAGCGGGCCCGTGCAAGCAAAGAATGCAACCCCACGCCCTTCCGGGGCGCTTTGCTTTTGGGGTGGCCCGCAAGACAACTATACATCATTTATTCTTTGATGTCAAGATACTCTCTGATCTTGATAAGCGTTGGAACGTCAGAGCACCAAACCTGTCCCAAAACAAGCATAAGCTGGAAATAGGGGTGCGCCAGCTTGAACGCCTGTTTTCCGGCCTGATTGTCTGGGTAGACCTCTCTGGACTGGTGCGGGGACGTGCACAGATAATAGTGGTTGTCATCGTACCGGTAGCAGAACAGGCCAGCAATAGAAAATTCCGGGCGCATACCACGGAGCGGCATGGGGCGGACTGCGGACAGATCGTTATAGCTAAACTCGTTTTCCATTGCCATTTTATAGAATTTGCTGTTCTTGTTTCGGGCCATGTGGCGCATAAACGCGGTTTGACTGCGCTTTGTGCTGACCTGCTGAGACTTGGGAAGGGCGATAAAAACGCCGGTGTCTGTGATCGTCCATTCCCTGCCGGTTCTTGCCAGCTTTGCAATCTCATCCACCACACCTAGTTCCACCAAAATGGGAGACGTGATATCAAAGGCGTTTGCCAACAACCACAGCTTCAAAGGCGGTTGCCCCTGAAGTTCCCTGTTCCCGTTGATCGTAACATAGGCATTCAACAGCGCGTCGCCCTCTGCCTTGCGCTTGACCACGATCTTCTCGGGGATAAATTCGTCAAAAACAACCTCTTGGAATGCACTGCCGTTGAAACCTCGGATGTTTGCAATGCTGGGGAGCGTCATACCTACGGCATATTTTTCCCGACAGCTTGTGATTTTGCCGTCCTCGTCGGTGTCAAATTTTCCGATAGTGTAAGTCACTTTGCCAGTTTTTGCAATATCCACATCAAGTCCTTCCTTCTGAAGCGGGAGAAACGGGTTCAATTCCGGGTCACTGGTAATTGCATCAAATTCCACAGTTGTCCTGCGGAGATACAGAAAATGAATCTTACTTTCCAGTTCATGCTTCAAAACGCCGTAGGTCTTGCCCACTTGACGTTTTCCGATGATGATATAGCACCATGCCTGTATACTAGAAACGGCTGGAATGTTAATCCAGCCGTCTTTTGTGTACAGGTCAAGCGCCATATTTTTACAGCGCTTGCTCATATTTTATACCTCGAATCTGCTCTTGTAATCCGCCTTTTTGCCCTGCGCCGTTGCGTGCGCTTCCACAGCGCTGATAACGCGCTGTGCGTCCTTCTCAGACAGATACACGCGGTACAGATCGTAGTACTGACCGTCGCGGCCCTTGCTCTGCGGCATTGCAATGAACTCCCCGTTTTTGCCGTCAACCACCTTCAGGTTAAGGAAGGTAGCGCCGGTCACGTTCAGGGTGAACACGCAAATCCGATCGGAAATGAGGTGACAGGCCTGAACGGTTGCACCTTCAATGGACAGGTAGGATTTCACGGTCTCAGGGGCGGCGTTCTGGTTGGACTTGTTAAACATAATACATTTCTCCTTTTATTACTTGGTGGTGTCGGTCTTAATGTCCGCAAGCAGATTTTCAATGCTTGCAAGGGACGCTTTGATTTCGGCCATGTCGTCGACAAACGCTTCAAAGAAATTGGTGGCTGCTTCCAACAGCGCGGCCGACTCGTTGTTGATATCCTGCATGGTATTCACCTCTCAGAAAATCCAACGGAGCAAGAACTGCTTGCCCACAGAATCCGCATTGGTAGGATAAAGGGCGGTCGGGGACTGGTTTGTAAAAATCGAAGCAATGTGATGCTTCTGTGCTTCCAGCTCTGCCGCCTGCTGTTCCATAGTCTTGCCACCATGACAACAGGGGTTCCACTGGGGCGCATACGGAAAACCAAACCGCGCGCTCTGCTCAAACTGCGTAGCACTGAGCGGGTCAAGACTGCCCAGACCGTCAACAACGTTCAGAAGGTTTCCGTCCTTATCATAGATAAGGCCGTAAATGTTCTGGGCCGCGTCCTCATAAATCAGGGTATGGTTTACGTTGGTAGTGCTTGCGCACGAAGTCGGACAGGTGCAAGGGTTCTGATCTGTCATTTCGTTCACCTCTCTTTCTCTTGTTCTGTCTATAATGTATCACAATTTCAGATGTAAATTGTTTCTAAACCATGAACAACCTGAAGAATACAACAGCGCTTGCAAACACCGGCCACCGGCCCGATCACCTGCAACCG